AGACTTATTCATATGCAAGAATATACAAAGAAGGTGATGTCCTAGCTCGTCACAAAGATAGATATTCATGTGAAATATCTACTACATTAAATCTAGGTGGTGACCCATGGCCCATTTATCTTGATCCAACAGGTAAAACTGGTCAAGCTGGTGTTAAAGTGAGTCTTGAACCAGGAGACATGTTAATCTATTCTGGTTGTGATCTTGAACATTGGAGAGAAGAATTTAAAGGAAAGAACTGTGGGCAAGTATTTTTACATTATAACAAAGCTAGTTCTAAAACAGCTAAAGAAAACTATTTAGACAAACGACCTTTACTAGGTGCACCTGCCTGGTTCAAAGGCGTGAAGTTGACAAAATCTAAAAAATAGTCTATACACTAGGCTTGCAGGGGGATGATCCACCACAGATTCCCTCTGCTTTTAATCTGTTGCTCTCAATAGAAATGTGATATAACCTACATAAACGGATTAATTTATGTTACAAAAAATAGGATTTCAACCAGGATTTAATAAACAAATTACAGAAACCACAGCCGAAGGACAATGGGTTGGTGGAGATAATGTACGTTTTAGATACGGTACACCTGAAAAGATAGGTGGTTGGTCACAATTAGGTGAATCAAAATTAACAGGAGCAGCAAGAGCTTTACATCATTTAGTTAATAAATCTGGTAACAAATTTGCAATCATAGGTACAAACAGAATTTTATATGCTTACACAGGTGGTGTATTCTACGACATCCACCCTATCAAAACTACTACAACACTATCAAACGCATTTAGTACAACGAATGGTTCAACAACGGTTACATTAACATTTAGCACGGACCATAATATAGCAGTCAACGATATTTTACTTTTAGATAATTTTACAGCTATTACAAATTCTAACTATTCAGCATCAGACTTTGATGATAAAAAATTTATGGTGACATCTGTTCCAACAGGAACAACTTTAACTATTACAATGCCATCAGCAGAGACAGGTTCAGGTGCTACAGCATCTGGTGGTATTAGAGTACAGCATTATTATCCAGTAGGACCTGCAGAACAATTACCTGGCTTTGGTTGGGGATTAGCTGCATGGGGTGGAACTGTAACAGGTGAAGCAACAACTACTTTAAATGGTGGTATTAATGCCGTGACTACAACTATTGTATTAACAGATGCATCTTTGTTTCCAACATCAGGTACAAACTTTGTACAAATAGGTTCAGAAGAAATTTCATATACAGGTGTATCAGGTAATACTTTAACAGGTGTTACAAGAGGGGTTAGAAATACAACAGCAGCAACTCATTCAAATGGAGCAACCATATTAAATAGTTCAGATTATATTGCTTGGGGTGAAGCAGCATCGGGTGACTTAGTTGTTGACCCAGGTTTATGGTCTATTGATAATTTTGGAGATAAAGTAATTGCATTAATTCACAATGCACAAGTATTTGAATGGGACTCTAATGCAGTAAACGCTGTAACTATTAGAGCAACTATTATTAGTGGTGCACCAACAGCATCACGAGATATGTTAGTATCTACACCGGATAGACACTTAGTATTCTTTGGAACAGAAACGACGATTGGAACACCGTCCACACAAGATGAGATGTTTATCAGATTTTCTAACCAAGAAGATATTAATACATACCAACCAACAGCGGTTAACACAGCGGGTACACAAAGACTTGCTGATGGATCTAAAATTGTAGGTGCAGTTAGAGGTAGAGATGCTATCTATGTTTGGACTGATACATCTTTATTTACTATGAGATTTATTGGTCAACCATTTACATTTGGTTTTCAACAAGTAGGAACGAACTGTGGTTTGATTGGACAGAATGCTGCATTAGAAGTTGATGGTGCTGCATATTGGTTTTCAGAAAATGGTTTCTTTAAATACTCTGGTAATCTTGAGACTATGATTTGTTTAGTAGAGGACTTTGTTTATGATGATTTAAATACAACAGCTAACCAATTAATTAATGTTGGATTAAATAATTTATTTGGTGAGATTACTTGGTTCTATTGTACAGAAAGTTCAACTGTAATTAATAGATGTGTAACATATAACTACATGGACTCAACACCACAAAGACCTGTATGGACGACTGGAACTTTATCAAGAGGTGCATGGCAGGATTCGTCTGTGTTTGGTTTACCACACGCAACTAGTTTTACTGCAGGTGATGATGCATCTTTTGATGTTATTGGTAATACTGAAGGAAGCACAATATATTTTGAACATGAAAAAGGAACTGATGAAGCATTAGCAACTGGTATAAATGTAATTGCTTCTAACATTGAATCAGGAGATTTTGATATTACAGCACAAAGATCTAGACAAGGCCAACAAACAGGTGTTGCAACATGGAAGAAGATAATGGCTACATTAGCACAATTAGCACAACAATATTTAAATCAAGGATTACCTAGTATATCTGGTATATTCCAACCTAGAGTTAATACACCAGTTGAAGAACCAGTTAAAGAAACTATACCTGGTATTACTCCACAATTATTACAACCAATGGGTGGCGACGGTGCATTTAATCCATACAATATAAATCCAAACGATCCTAATGTAAGAACTTCTAAAAATTATAGTCCTTATTCAGACAGACGACTTATAGAAAGATCATTTTATAATTCAGATACAGCAGCTCAAAAAATGATGGATAACTATCCAGATTATTATCAAGGGCCTAAACCTACAGGAATTGCCAAAGCCTTAGGTGCAGTAGTAAACTTCATACCTGGTATTGGAGGCTTAAAAAGAGGAGCTGAATTTTTAAATAGTATTATGCCTGTAAATAAAAGATTTAATTTAGAAAATCAATTATTAGCTAGTGGTATTATGTTAGATGACGTAGGTAGAATTGTAACAGATAATTACAATACACCACAAGGAATTATGGCTGGATATAATGCATCTAGACTTACCGATAAATCTTTTGATAAAAGAACTTCTAATATAAGTAAATCATTAAAGAAAAAAGGATTATCTCAAGCACAGATAGATGCAGTAATTTCTGAAATAGAGGAAACAGGAGAATATACAGGAGACATAACAGATGAAATGTTAGGTGTAAATAATTTATTTAGTAATTTAGTAAATGTTAATAAAGCTAAATTTAATTTTGCAACTACAAGGGAAAAAGCAAGAATAATTGATGAGATAAAAGAAATAGCAAAACTTCCTAAAGACATACAACAATATAATCAACCAACAAGAACTAGAGAACAAGCTATTGAAAGAGACAATAGAGGAGATTCAAGACCAGGAGGAGGTGGAGGATTTTCTGATGTTTCTTCCAATACTGGAGGAGCAGGGGGTGCTTATAATGAAGGTAACTTCTGTTTTGATCCAAGCACTCCTATTCAAATGGCTGATGGTTCAACTAAAGAAATTAAAAACATACAACTTGGTGATGACACTAAAGGTGGAGAAGTTACAGGTGTATTCCAATTTAAAGCATCTGATGAGATTCATGACTACAAAGGTGTTACGGTTGCGGGTAGTCACTATGTCAAAGAAGATGGTAGATTTATTATGGTCAAAGATAGTCCACTATCTGTTAAGATTGATAAAATACCTGTTGTTTACTCATTAGATACATCTGGTCGAAGAATATTTATTAACGACATTGAGTTTGCTGACTACAATGGTGATGGTATCGCTAAAGGATTCTTAGCAAATGCAGGTGTGGATATAACTGGTTTTGATAAAGAAGTATTAAGACAAGTAGAAAACAGACTAATATAATGGCAAAAGTAACAGTAGTATTTACTAGACCCAGTAAAGAATACAGACAACAAGATGCTGATTCTTTAGTTAGAGATTTAGACGGATTGATTGAGAAACTAAACTCTACATTTCAACAAGAGCTAAGAGATGAGTCACAAAGATTTACTTGGTTCATGAGTAGTGGAAGTGAAACGTAATGGCTAATAGATATAAAAACGCTCAGTTTGATTTAACTACAACCGATGCTACAGATATTTATACTGTGCCCTCTGAGTCTAGAGCAATCATTCAAAACATTCATACAGCAAATGTTGGATCAGGTAACGTTGAAATTAAAGCTTTTATATTTGATACATCTGCAAG